TCTCCATCTTCATTTTCTAAACTTGGTACTACTTGTTCCTTTGGTAAGAGATAAATAGAACCTAAATCCTTTTTATTTTTAGCTTTTATAACTTGGAAAGACGCTTCACCGAACAATTCAAAGTCTGTAATTATCTTACGTAACTCTTTAGGGTTCATTTTAGATACAAATTCAATCCATTGTGTAGTATTTTTATTGTATGCACTTAATCCACGACCATAAATAAGGTCGATGTAAGAATTAATTATAGCTGAATTAGTAGGCGAACCGTTAAAACGGTCTATTACGTACTGATAAAAACTATTATTTTTACCATTTAATACCCAATTTTTTGCTTTATTCTCTTCTAATTTAGGTTTAATATAATTAGAAAGTTGTATTAATCTTATATCGTTACTCATAATAGTATAAATCTTTGTTGCTTTTAAAATCTTGTGTAGTTTGCGAGGTTGCAAATATCTTATCTCTATAAATTACCCCGTTAGAATCACTTATTTTTATAGCAAATTTATCATTTTCAATGAAATTATAATCAAAAGTAATAGTCATTAATCCATTTTGAATGATATAAATACAAGAAACAATCTCTTTTGTTTGCTTTACTTCATTGTATAACTCCAATACAAGTGCATCACTCGTATAATAACGAGGTATTAAAGCTATTAAATGCGTTGTATCTATCGGTAGTACTACTTTCATACTATTAAAACTATTATTTTACAAAGTTGTTACATAGACAAAAAAAGCCTACCATAATTAAATGATAGGCTTTTATTTATAATAATTCTAAATTATACCAATGCTAAAAAAGCAGTAATAGTTGTGTTGTCTAATTTAGGAGATAAAGCGTTTGTAGTTGCTACACCTGTAAGAGTATAACCGTTCATATCTCCTTTAGCACCACCAGTAGAAGTAGCTACTGTGAAATCAATACCATCATCAATACCGATAGCGTGAAAGATACCGTTTCTATCTTTAACAACTGCCATAGGAAACGAATAAGCTAATAAATTCATTTCAGCAGATGTAACAGCATCCATTTTTTTAAGAACTGTTGTGATAGTTTGAGTATTAACAGAAGCCCCCGTATTTCTATCTGATACTAAATTTTCAGCTACATTATTTCCATCGCCCTCTAATTCAAATTCAAACACACTCGTAACAAGTGGATTGATTGCTGAAACTACACCCGCAGCAACTGTAAAAGGATTGTCAACGCCATTAAATAGATACAATTTACTTGCACCACCTATGGAGTTTTTACAACCTTTATCACGCCCCGCTGTAATAAAATCGCATAAAGCCATATATTTATATTTTATTTAAAGGGGAGAACTAACCCCCCTTTGTTACTTTATTTAAATTATGCTTTGTAAAGAACGATTTCCCCACCGTAAGCATATCCAATCGCACCCGTAAATACAACTTTCATACGGATATTACCTGATAAATCAGTTTCATCCATATCTTTAATTTTAATTTCGTTGTGGTCTGCTAACAATCCAGTTACGAAAGTAACGTTTGATTTAGTGTAAGCTACCATTGTATTAGCGGATAATGCTTTGATTTCAGTTAAAGTATAACCGTTAAAATCAAATTCAGATGGATTAGCAAAAGTTCCGTTTGCTCTAGCTTGTGAACCTTGAACTTTTTTCAATGCTCTTAAAACATTTGTAGAAACCCCAAGTACTAAATCGTCAGCTCCGATAACTGCATCAGGAACAGCATCTACAAATCTAGCTAATTCAGCTTCAACGTTTGCAGAAGTGATTGCAACAGGTGTAGCCACATCAATAACTGAAGCATCTGCAACTAATTGAGGAATCAATCCGTTAAATTTACCAGTTGTGTTGTCACCCTCCCAAATGTCAACATCTACTTTTCTTGCAATAACTCTAGCCATGTCCATTAAGATAGCCCCTTGTTCAGTTGCTGGCAATGAATCGTTATGTGCCGAGAATCCCATTTCTTTAGCTGTCCATAATTGTCTAAAGTCTTCTTTACAAAGTTCAGAATCCCACTTAATTTTCTTAGGTGTAATTGCGTACTCTGATAATGTAATTGAACCCGCTGGAGTAAAACCGCAAACATAATCCACGAATGAATCCGCAGTTTCAATTTTACGTAAGTAAGTTGTAGATACGATGTTAGGTAAAATAGTAACTAGATTTTCAGAAAGCGTGTTACTTCCCTTAATCATTTTACCGATGTAATCCCCTGCTACATCTCCTACAAAGTTTGTTGTAATGTCTAATGTCGTTGCCATATTTTAATTTTAATTGTTGTTAATTTTGTTTAATAAATCTGAAAATTTGCCTTTGTTTAGTTCAACTGTTGCAGGTTTTGCATTGATTGGTTTGCTCGCTGGCTGTTTACCTAATTCAACTAATTGTGCTTTTAATTCTGTAATTTGTTGCTCCTGCTCGCTGTATTTAATCATAATTGATTTAATAGCACTTTCAATTTCTTGAACCATGTTAGCGTCATTTTTAACTTCGTCAGCCATTGCTTGCGGTGCTGGTTGTGCGTCGGGTGCGGGTGCTGCATCAACTGATTTTACATCTCCTACAATTCCCTCCTGAGATACTACTAATGTACTACCATCTTCTAACACATATTCCCCTACTGGCACTGGTACTTTTGTACCATCTTGTGCAACTACCCAACAAGCAATATCTTTTTGTAAAGTGTCGCCTTCAAACTCTATAGTCACTGAACCATCTGCAATTTTAACACTACCTAATTTTACTTCGACTTCCTTTTCTTTAGGCGTAAAAGCCAAAAGGATTTTTTCAAGTAAACTAGAAGTATTTTTTTGCTCTTCTAAGATTTCCTTATTCATTTTTGTATTTATATTTAATTTAACATTTTCCATTATCGATATTTCGTCGCCTTGTGATTTTAATATGTTGTCAGCAATTTTAACAAGTTCTGGATTCTTTAAAAACGGCTTATATTCGTTTACCATTTCAATAGCCATCTTATGATGTTCAATCATTTTCACTCTAAAGTCATCCTCTTTATTCATATTTGATTTTAAATTTACTTCTTCTAAACTAAGTACAGCGTCAATACTGAAACCTAGTACTTTGCCAGTTTTAACATAATTATTCCAAACCTCGTCGCTATCTACTTTCATAACCGCAACCCATGAACCTTTAGGATAACTAAAACCAAAGTTATTAGATTTGTCATTTGTTGGATTTTCAACTATCCAGCTTTCTGTAAACGTAACGCCTTTGATTGGGTTGTTATCGTGTTCAATCGTGCTATTACTTTGTGAATTATTTTTAAAGAAACCGTAAGAAAGGTCTTTAATGGTTTGCTCGTCAAACGTAATATTATATTCTTCTTGCGTTTGTTCGTCGTAACGATAAATCAATTTGTTAGGTTCTAAAACTAAACCTAATAAAATACGTTGCTCCTCGTTAACGGTCTTTAATTCTATTGTTTTTTCGGCTTTTGAAAGAGCAACAAAAGTACCCTCCATTGCTGGATTTTCAACTAAAGAAATTCCGTAAACGCCTTTATTTGTAATTGGGTTATATTTCGCTTGGTATGTTTTCATAAACGCTATTTATATTAAAACTAAATTAGAGTAATATTGTTACATTTTCATTCTATCCTATCCTACTATTATTTAAAATATTTCTATCTAAACTTTGATTAGTAGTCATATCTGTACTAACTACATACGCTTTAATTGGTGCGTTACTTTGTGCCAAACTCTGGGCTATTTGATTGCTCGCAGTACCTTGAACTAAATTAAACGATGGAGCTGATTGTGTTGGAGTACCGCCCTGAGATTGTGAAGCGTCACCGCCAGAACTTAATCCTTTCGCACTTGTTATTGTTTGAGCCAAAATAGAAGCAATAGAAGTTGCTGCACTTATTTTTGTGGATAATATCCCTTTAGCAGTTGCAACGGCTTGAACTGGGTACATAGGGTTAGGTATAGCCCCTAATACAGCCGGAGTAGCTGCTAAATTAGCTTGTGCTTGTGCTATACTTTTCCCCGCACTAGATACTATTTGAGCAATAGCTAGACCTTTTTCAACTGCTAACATAGCAATGGCAACCGCTTTATTTTTTCCTGCTAAGTTTTTTATTAAATCAGCCGTAAAACTTACCGCCCCTATCTTTGCATTTTTTAAGTTTTCTTCTTGCCTTTCTAATTCATCGTAAAACTTTTGGTTTTCTTCGGATGCTTTTTTATTTTCTTCATTTCTTTTGTCTGATGCATCCTTATTTATTTTCGCTAAATTTTCTAAATGAATTTGAGTTAATAACTCAGTACTAAGATTATTTTCTTCTAATACACTTAGTTTTTCCTCGTATTCTCTTTGCTCTTTTTCCGCTGGCGTTTCTCTACTTTTATTTAACTCATCAACTATATTAAAAGCATTTTGAGCGGATTGCATTTCTTTAGCAAGTTTCTCCTCTTGTCTTTTTTTCTCTGCTTCTGCTTCTAATTTATTAGCTTCATCTGTTAATGCTTTTCTTGCGTCAAATGCAGCTTTGTTGCTCGCCGTTATTTCAGCATTAGCCCCAATTATTTGACCCGTTACCTCTTTTTGTTTGGTTAGTCGTGCTGTTTCTAATTGTATTACTTTTGCCTTTAATTCTGCTTCCTCATTTAATGCTTCTTTGTTTGAACCCGAAAGAGAATTTTCTAAAACTTTTGCATTTGCTCTAAGTTTAGCACTTGCAATTTCCTTATTTGTAATATCCTCATCAACTTTACCCGCTTCTTTTAAAAAAGCTATTCTCTGTTGGGAATTATATTTATCTTTATTCGCTGCTTTTTCTAATAAATCGGCTCTTTTTCTATCTGCTTCCGCACGTTGGACAGTTAAATCTCTATCAATTTTGTCCGCTTTGGCTCTATCGTCCGCTATTTTAGAAGCTAATTTTGCTTCACGTGCTATCTCTTGGGCATACTCTTTTGTTCCTTTTGCTAATCCTTTTAATTTACCCGTTGTATTTTCAATTCCAGTAGTTACTTTACCAATGGCATTTACAGCAACTTCACCCGCTTTAGCAAATTCCCCCTCAAATACCAACTTCATAGCTTTGCCAATGGCTGGAAATAACTCTAACATTCCCGTAAATCTATTAATTATGTTTTGCTTAATAGCATTTCCAAAACTAACCAAAGACTGTTTAGGATTTTCAAATACCCAAATAATTTTTTCCCCAAGTGCAGCAAGTGTATCTATTAGGTTTCCAGTTACAGAACCGATAACACCCATTATTTTAGCAAACTTATTTTGACCCTCTTCGCTATTTTTAAATGCAGCAGTAATAGCCGAAATGGTTATAATTAACAATCCTAAACCGCTCAAAGCAATAGCAGTACCAATACCCTTGAATCCAACCGCTATACCATTTAAACCCGTTGTAAAGGTTTTAAATTTAGTGATTGCCCCGCCTGTCATGGAATCGATTTTGCTAGTAAGGTCTGAGGTACTTATACCTATATCATCAGTTCCTTTTTTAATATTAGTTAATTCTTTTTTTGCTTGTTCAGAATTAACCTTAATGTTTATCGTTTTCTCGATTGCCATTCTCTTTTTATTTTACGTTTAAAGCCTTTGAAAGTTGTTACTATTTCGTGTTTCCCTTTTGCTATTTCGGTACACTCTCCCGCACCGTACCACTCATCTTTTTGTAGTAATTCTATAATGTTTGATATCATATTAATTTCTTTCGCAAATATTAATTGAACTTCTTGAAAAAGTAATTGTAGTAGATGTGTCCACAGTTACATATATAGCTATATAATCATTCGGCGCTAATGTTACTTCTCCAGTTA